ATTTTCTTTTCGGCAAACGCTTCCTTCAAGGTGTTGACAGTAGCTGCCACACCGTTCTGCTCACAAACTTGCTTCAGCTTATACTCAATCATCTCTCAAAACCTCCTTGTGTTGTGTGTGTTAGGACTGACGAGCGGTGGGATTCAGAACAGACAGAATCTGAATCTTGACCCGGGTGATGGAAGTGCCACGCTCGACAACCCTGCCGATGGCGGTTGCTTCGGTGGAAACTTTGACCACTTTTTGATCTTCCAGAGCGTTGCCGGTCTGTTTGGCAGGCCCGACAAAATCGCCCACTTCAAAAGTGGCGCTGGCGCAATCAAAAGTGAAAATGCCACCCGCATCAATGCGGATCACATTGTCCGTTGCGTTGCCAAAAACACGGGCGAGATTGGCATCTTTCTGCTGGCCAGAAACGCCAAGAAACAACGCACGGAAATCCGATTGGGTTGTAGCCAAATCGGTGTTCCAAGTCGTGTCGCTGGCTTTCACCAGAGTGCCCGAAGACATACCGCACAGATCGCCAACAGCAACAGCTTTAGCGGTTGCGACAGTCGCAATCGTGGGGTTCGTTCCACCGTACTGGTATTGAGAAACAGGCATTGAAATCACCCTACCCTTTCGTGTTAGGACCGAAGTGCCTTGACCAGAGAATCGACCGTCAAATCACCATTGGATGCAACTGCCGAAACAGGTTGCTCCCCACGGAAGATCACCCGGCGACGGTCTTCGACCAAGGTCTTCCAACTCTTTTTGTCGGTTTCGCTGAGAATCCCAAGGAACGCATCGGTGATGGCGTACTTAGGCAGACTAGCAGATTCGCACAATTTACGAGCTTCGCCCATCAGCTTTTCACGACGATCACGGGCACGGTACGCATCGACTTCTTCCAGCAATTTGGCAATCGCTGGGTCTTTGCGCCGACGAATGGATTCCTCAGTTTTCAGAGGCTCCTTTTCATCCTCGGCTTCTTCCTTTTCCTCATCGCCAATTTCGAGCGCCACATCTTCGGCCTCGTCCATCGGCTTGTCTTCGCCACCGTCCACTTCCTCGTCAGCTTCACCGCCGACAAGAGCAAGCAACTTGGCAACTTTTTCTTCAGCACCAAGTGAATCGTCCATGACGATGTCACCGATGTTGTCTTTCAACGAATCCTCGTATCCACCATCCATGCCATCATCCTCCAAACGGGGAACAGGTTTAGGAATAACCTTGTCTTCTTCCTTCACAATCAAACCCCTTTCTTTACAGAAAAAATTTCCTTCAACGCTTCAGCAACCAGTTTGCGCCGAATGGCTTTGCGCCGTTTGGATTCAGCAACCTTTCTTTGAACAGATTCAGGCGCACGGGATTGATACATATCCGTTTTGCGATCGTAATATTTTCCTTCCTTGGGATCGTAATAAAGAATTTGCCCGTTCCTGTATTGAAACGGCCCTTCCATCCCCGGAATTGGAGGATATTCGTTCTTGTCGATTGCTCGCATGGTGACAACGCCTTGCTTTGCATAAGCTTTGGCAATTGCAGCTTTTTTATCAGCAATACTCTTTTGCTTTGGTGTCATTGGAGCCTCAGCAACATTGAGCTTTTTAGCTGGCTTGGATTCTTTTCCACTTATTCTTGAAGCAGCCTCCAAAGCCTTTTTTGCTTTTTTAACAGCATCCATTAAAGAAGATTCGGCAGCTTTAATGCTTTCAATTGCAGAATAACTTAATTTCGCTAATTCTTGATTTGATCCAAAAGAAATAGACCCCAATGATCTATTTGCTTTATTCAAAACAACAACAAAAGAAAAACTTTCGTTGCCAAAATCGTTTATAGTTTTCTTCAATTGATCTAAATTTTTGGAATCAATGCCAGCTTCCATCACATTCATGCGATTTTCCTTTGCGGATTCGTTCCACTTCAAATCTTTCAATGTTTCTTTGTACCATTCGTTTACAACTTTTTTTATTCCACCAAGCGATTTCACAATCTCTTGTTCTGCTTTTTTGAAAGTTTCGACAGGCGATTCTTTCAAAGAAGAATTTAATTTCCTAATTTCTTGCAACGCCTTGTTAAGAGAATTCTCAGCGTCATTCATTTCATCCATAGCATGACCAATGTCGCTGCTTTTCCCTTCAATTTTTTTAGATTGCAATTGAACAGATTCAGGCTTTTTATTGCCTGCTTTTTTAAGTTGAGCGACACCGCTGGCTATCAATTTGTGAGCGGTTGGCAAATGAGTATCAAACACTTCACGCTTAACAAAATTCATAAAATCATTTCGTTCAGAACCTTCTAAAACAGGCAAAAAAGTTGCAGCTGAAGAACGAATCGTCTTATGAGCTTGTTCAAGTTGCCAATTGATGTATTCGTATTTGTTGGCCAAAGTGATTGGCGTTTCAGATTCTTCGACACGACCGGCTTTCATCACGCATTCCATCAAACCAGCAGTCGTAGCTGGTTCAGCCACAAGATCAACGGAATCAACCGCTACGATTTCTTCAATTTCTTCGACACCGTCTTGCTCATTCATTTTGGTTTTGGCTTGAGCATTGTGCGACAGGCCGATGGCTTTGGGATCGTTCTTGACCCACCATTGAAAACCTTCAGCCAACGGGTGTTTTGGGTTGTACGCCAAATCAGCGTAAATGCCATCCGATTCCATTCTGGCATTGGTCAACCTACCGAAACGGTCTTCATACGAGCGTGGTTCCGATCCGGCAGGATGGTCGATATTCACAATTGCGCCTTCGTACTTCTCAAGCGCATTCTTCATCACTTCAAGCGGGTAACGCCGTCCATTCTTGGATTCAATACCAAGAACCTTCACCCCCGGCACAACCGGGTTGTCGGTGGTTGCTTCGCCCTTCGGGAGGGCAAACGCCCGCTCATGAATCGTCTTCGTCTGGCTCATCATAATAGTAATTGACCACCTCCCTTAAAGATTCCCTTGCTTGCCTTAAAACCTCTTGCGGTTCCACAAAAATCATGCCCATACGGGCACACGCTGATTCCGCTGTTTCACCGTCGATCCAGATCATCTGTATGAATTCAGCTTCGGCAGGCGACAGCGTTCCTATTGCGTCATTTAAGTCTGTCAAAGGACGATCATTGGAATACAGCTTGGGTGGCAGACCAATTTCAATTTCAAATGCTTTCTTTTTTCGCCCATGAACTTCCCGGTACATCGAACCCCAAATCCATGCCCGTGAATATGCTCCCAGCGTAATTCCACGGGAAGGATCGTAGTTCTTCAATCCTTTGAGCATCCCCAACCAACCCGCTTGAACCAAATCTTGATACGAACTTTTGCGCCGGAATTTGCCAACAAACCTTCGTGCGAACGAATGCACCAAAGGCGAATACTTCAGGATTTCGGCATCGGTTACCGACATGGATTCCTTACAGTTCGCCCCTTCGCTGCATACTCAAGGCGATAGCAACCGCTTGTTTTTGTTCATATCCCTCATCCATCAAGAGTTTAATCTTTTCAGAAAGTTTGTCACTAGCTTCTTGTGTTTCTTTGGCTTGCAGTTTTTTCAATTCCGCTTCGATCCCGGCCAGATTGGATTTGGCGTTTGCCAATATGGATCGTGCCTCGGTTGGCTCAACGCCTTTTGGAGCGTTGGCAATCATTCGTTCAGCGTTTTTGATGATCGACCTGAATTGATCGCCGGACTTCTTCAACCGATCAATCGCTCGTTTTTGTGCAGCTTTTTCTTTTTGCGCTGCGCTGCTACGCTTGGGCATTTTAGCAAGAATGGCGTTGAATTGCGCTAATTCGTCTGGTGTTAATGCTTCATCAACGCCATCAATTTCCTGAATAGATTCGGGCAATTCTGTTTGCTGTTCGTCATTCGGCTTTTTGTATTTTTGACTCAATTCAAAATCACGACTCGCCATTTCTTCTTTTGCTTTGGCAATATTCCGCTGTTCTTCCTCAAAATTCTTGCCCGATTCAGCCGTAATGGTTTGCGGTGACCACAAGCCCATATCCATGTAAGTTTTTGCTGTTTGTGCTTCTCGATCGTAATCCCGTGCAACCAATTGCGGACCTTTGGCACGGATGACCACTTGATCCAGAACATCCCGGGGAAGCATACCAATGTTCACAGCGTGTGTAATTTGTTGCCAAATCAACGCTCGTTCAGGACGGGTGCGCCTTTCACCGACAGCTTGCCCAATCATGCGCTGCATACGCTCAAAAGTTTTGACCGCTGGCGCTTCAGCCACAAGGGCGCTGGCGTAATTGTTGTTTGATGCGTCTGTGGACATCATCGTTTCGGTGATACCAAATCGGGCAGCGATGGCCCGAAGATTAGCCGAAAGCGTTTCCACCAAATCAGCAGCGCCGATGTTCATGGCCGGGAAATCGTATTCGACATTTCCCGTGCTGGTCAGAATGGAGCCATAGCCCATGTGATTGATGGTGGTTGCCCGACCCTGAACCGGGTCAGTCACCGTGTAATCAGCAGCCGTTTGAGTCAATGCGTTGATCGCTTCGGGCGGTGAATCATTCACCTTTCTGATCACCGCAATTTTGCTTCGTGCTTTCGCAACGGCAATCATCGACTGCAACACATCCTCAGCAGCCCGAAGGTTTGATTCAACAGCGTAAATAGTGGGCAAACCACGCTTGCTGTTGGATTCGCTGTTCAATTTCAAATGCAAAATCTGATCAGCCGGAACCAGCGTTGGGGTCAGGTTTTCCCACGGCTTTTCTATGATCCAATAGCCGACAACATGGTGAATATCCTCGTCAGCGCATTTGATGCCAAATGAACTGGCTGGCGTTGTGTCATCAGCTGGTGGACGAACCAATTCAGGTTCAACGAATCGCACACGAAGCAATCCATCTTCGCCTTTGAACGAACGAAGAAAACATTCACCATCCGAATGCAACCGATAAATGACTTCGCTTTCCAGTTCAGCCATGCGGTTGTGTTCAACAAACAAATCAACCAAATCCTGAGTTCGCTTAATCAATTCGTTGCTTGATCCGTCCGTTCGTGCTTGAACAGCGTAAGTGAACCCGGTTCCCACAACATAATTGCGGGCGTTGATTGCAGCGATGGCGAATTCATTGTTTCGAGCAATCTGCCGGGAACGATCTCGAATGATTTTGAGTTGCCACCAGTTGATGTACAACGGCAACAATTCACCCGCCATCCGGTTATCCCGGCGGGTCAAATACTGCTGCGGGACACCGTCCATGAAGCCGTATGGGCCTGCTTCGGCAAAAAGGTCACGGGTGTCCAAATACGGGAAATAAGGCAAGGACGCATACAGGTCCATTGTCTCATGAACTTTTTTTGGCCCGGATGCGCTTTTGCCGTTCATAATGTCCCCCTACCGGAATAAATGATCAGATACGCCCGGTCACCTGTTCCGTCCAACCTTCGTTGTTTCTTAGCAAACACGCCAAATTAAACGCATCAGCCAGATCGGGACTGGCTTTTAGCCTTCGTTTGGTCATGGCTTTCGCTTCAACCATTCGCCTTTGTAGCGTATCCAATGTAAAAATGGGTTGCCTTAATTCCAACAAAAGCGCCTGTTTAATATCGTCGGGCAGCATGGCAATCGACAAACTTTCAGCGTCTGCCAAATCAGCGGACGAGAACCAAAGTTCGGAACGAAGGTTTGGAAAATCGCCCTCCCATCTCGATTTGAATGCTGAATTGATTTCTACAAAATTGTAACGGTCTGTCGCTTTGCCTCGCATATCAACCAAGCCAGCACCTAAACCGGCAGCGTCAATCAACACGGGAATTTGTTTGGCTGGTTGGCCTTTAGTTTGATACTGGATGCACAATTCTTTGAGCCGATCCGCTGTTTGATTCAAGCT